ATCACACCAATGTCCGACAAGGAGGCCGAAGGCTTCGGCATCCTGCCTGCGCGGCGGTCATGGTACGTCCGTGTGGACGACGCCAAGGGGAATATGTCGGCGCCCAGCGCCGACGCGGTGTGGTTTGAGCGGCACACGGTCGAGCTGAGCCAGGGCGACTATGTCGGTGTGCTGGCGCCGTGGTCGCCGCCTGATCCCTTTGATGAGCTTGGGGCAGTGTCAGGACAGAAGGTGCTGGTCGAGATCGAGCGCGGCCTGCCTGACGGCCAGCGTTACATCCTGCAAAACAAGCGCGGCACCGCTCGCTGGGCTGGCGGCCTCCTAGTCGATGAAGGCGTCAGCGAGGCGTCCGCAAAATCCATCCTGCGGACGTGGATACAAACCGGACTGCTGTTTGAAGAGACGTACCGCAACCCGGAACGGCGCCGCGATGAGGTCGGATTGTTTGTCGATTTATCCAAGATGCCGACGTCGTATTCCGGTTCGTTTGATGAGGAAACGCAACCTTGAGTATGTGTGACACAGGGATTAATTTGGAGCGCACTTTGGCGCGCGCTTGGAGCGCAAAAAGTGCGCTTCACCAAAATAACCGTACTAGCTTGAAGCGCACGAGCGCACCAGTTGCCTTGGAGCGCAACTGGGGCGCACGCGCCGCCAAGCATTCATCAGGTTGAGGCGCTGAAGCATGGCTGATTTTGCAACTCTGCGTCGTCACTGCGGCGACACGTTGGGGCTGGCCGGTCTGTTCATGGAGGCGGCTGAGACAGAGCGGAGGATGCCGGCGGTGATGCGGAAAAGGTATCGCGTGGCGTGGCCGGAGTATGCGCCCGATCCGGGGCTGGCGTATGGCTACAACGAGACAGAGGTGCGGCTGGGCGCGGCGACGTCGGCAGAGGTGAGCCGCTGGGATGCGGCGCTGGAGCTGACCAAGCTGTGGGACGCGGAGGATGCTCGCCTGGTTTGGGCAGTGGCGCACAGCGCAGTTGGGCGGCAGCGCGGGCCAGCCTGGAAGAAGGTGGCGAGGCTGATGCGTTGTCACCCGGCGACCGTGAAAAGGCGGTTCGAGCGGGCGATTTTGGAAATGTGGTACAAGATGTTGTATGGGTGTTGACGATGCACACGAAATCTAGTAGATTTTTTCTACATTGCGGCTCCTGCCGCAATCAGTTTGGCCGCCTCCGGGCGGCTTTTGTTTTTTTGGGGTTGGCGTGTGGCTGGGAAACTGAACAAGGCGAGGATGCAGGCCGTCTGTGACGAGCTGGCGAAGGGGAAAAGCCTGCGCTCGATCTGCGACAATGATCCGAAGATGCCGCATTGGGTGACCGTGCTGCAGGCGGTGCAGCGGGACGAGGGCCTGTACGAGCTCTACAGCAGGGCCAGAGCGATCGGGGCCGAGGTGTTGGCCGACGAGATGCATGACCTGGCGGCTCAGCCGTTGCCGGACGGCTTGGATCCGAGGCTGGCGAACGCCGAGGTGCAGCGGCGGCGGGTTGAGATCGATACGAAGAAGTGGACCTTCGCGAAGATGCAGCCCCGCGGCGTGCGTCACAAGAAGGAAGACGTCGACCAGCAGCAAGGGCCGGTCACGCTGGTGTGGGGCCAGCAGGATGGCGAGCCGCCAGCTCAAGCGGAGCCGAAGGCCGACGTTGTGCGGCTGGTGGCGAACGACGGCGAGAGCACCCGTTAGAATGGGGCAGGGCAAGGCATAGCGCCACGCGCGCGGCCCGGCCTCGGCCAGGCGGGCCACCCCCGCCGCGTCTTCGCATAAAAAATGCGTAGGTCGGCCCAGCGATATCAATGACTTAGCGGACCCGTTCGCAAATCCTTCGCATCGCGACGGGTCGGGCGGCCGGCAGGCCAGTGCCGATTTTCCTGGGCGGACCCCCCACCCCCCAAGAAAACCGGGCGCCGCTCACTAGACGATAATACGTCCAGAACTGAGGCTCATCGTGGTTAAGGCTAAGACAGCACCCCGCCCCATCCCGGTGCGTAAAAAGACGTGCATCGGCCAATCGCCGCTCAGCCGCCTGGTCCGGAAGGGCAACCGCCGCAAGCGCTACAGGGGCCAGGGCAAATGAGCCGCGACTACGCGAAGGAGTACCGCGACTTCCACGCGAAGCCTGAGCAGAAGAAGAACCGCGCCAGCCGCAACGCTGCCCGCCGCAGCCTGATGAAGTCTGGCCGCGTCCACAAAGGCGACGGCAAGGACGTGGACCACCGCGACGGCAACCCGCGCAACAACCGCGCTGGCAATCTGAGCGTCATGTCGCGCAGCGCGAACCGGGCGAAAAAGTGACCGCCGCCTGGACCCGCAAAGAGGGCAAGAACCCGAAAGGCGGCCTCAATGCAAAAGGCCGCGCCAGCTACAAGGGCGGCACGCTGAAGCCGCCAGTCAAATCCGGGGACAACCCCCGCAGAGCATCCTTCTTGGCGCGCATGGGCGGCATGCCTGGTCCCGAGCGCGACGAGAAGGGGCGCCCCACACGTCTGCTTCTCTCCTTGCGTGCTTGGGGCGCCGATAGCAAGGCCGACGCCAAGAAGAAGGCCGCGGCGATCAGTAAGCGGAATAAGGCAAAAGCATGAGCTTGTATGAAAATATGAACAAGCGGAAGAAGGCTGGCACCAGCCGTCCGAAGAGCAAGTCGACCGTCGACGACAAGGCCTACGCGGATATGAAGGCCGGCTTTCCGAAGAAGAAGAAAAAGTCGGTGATGGGTAGGGGGTGATGCATTACGCGGCCTACTGCATGCCTGACGGCGAGGGCAAGGTAGGCCTGTGCATCTTCCTCAAGGGCTTTGACACCCCCGAAGCGGCTGAGTGGTTCCTGCAACAGCTTATGGGGCCTTGGGAGGGCTGGGAAGACCCGGAAAGCGGTACGGTGCATTGAAGACCATCCAGATTGACTACACGCCGCGCCCGCTCCAGCGGGAGCTGCACCAGATGCTGGACCAGAACCGCTTCAACGTGCTGGTCATGCACCGGCGCTTCGGCAAGACGGTCTGCGCGGTCAACCACCTACTCAAGCGCGCGATCGAGGAGCAGAAGCCGAACCCCCGGCTGGCCTACATCGCGCCGACCTACCGCCAGGCCAAGAACGTCGCCTGGGACTACCTGAAGCAATTCAGCTCCAAGATCCCCGGCACGAAGTATCACGAAACGGAACTCCGCTGCGATCTGCCCAACGGCGCGCGCATCAGTCTGCTGGGCGCCGAAAACCCGTCCAGCCTTCGCGGGATTTATCTCGACATGGCGGTGATGGACGAGGTCGCCGACATGCCGGAGAGCATCTTCCCCGAGGTCATCCGCCCAGCGCTGTCCGATCGCAAGGGGGCATGCGCTTTTATTGGCACCCCGCAGGGGCACAACTACTTCCACGATCTGTGGGAGGCCGCCGCCAGCACAGAAGGCTGGAAGCGGAAGATGTACAAGGCGAGCGAAACGGGCATCGTTGACGAGGACGAGCTCCAGGCCGCGCGCGCCACCATGACCGAAGATCAATACGCCCAGGAGTTCGAGTGCTCCTGGGTCGCCAACGTGCCGGGCTCGGTCTACGGCAGGGAGCTACAGGACGCCGATGATCAAGGCCGTATCACGACTGTTCCAGTTATGCGCGACCATAGGGTCGACACTTACTGGGATCTGGGCATGCACGATTACACTGCTATCTGGTTTGTTCAGCAGGTGGGTCGCGGCGCTGTGCATGTTGTGGATTTCTACCAGAACCAGGGCGAAGGCCTGCCGCATTACGTTAGCGCGCTGCATGAGCGCGGCTACACTTACGGCAACCACTACGGCCCGCACGATCTGGAAGTGCGTGAGCTCGGCACCGGCAAGAGCCGTCGCGAGGCTGCGTGGAACCTTGGCCTCAACTTTAGAGTGGTGCCGCGACTGCCTGTCGAGGATGGCATCCACGCTGCGCGGCTCCTGATACCGCGCTGCTGGTTTGATCGCGACAACTGCCGGGACGGCCTCGAAGCGCTCCGGCATTACCACCGCGCTTATAACGAGCGCACCCGACAGTTCCGCGACCAGCCTGTGCATGACTGGTCAAGCCACGCCGCTGATGCGTTCCGCGCCGCGGCGATCGGCCTGGAAAACCAGACCGCGTACAGCAAGCCGCCGCAGATACAGGCTGACATGGCCTACAACCCGTACGAATACGAAGGAGCAGCCTGATGAGTTTTCTTTCTCCACCGAGCCCGCCGCCCCCGCCGCCCCCGCCTCCCGTGCCGCCGGATCCGCCGATCAAGCCGAAGGACACGAAGGAGCAGGAGCGTGTCGTTGAGCGCGCGACCAAGAAACGCGGCCTGCGCCAGGCGAACGTCACCGGCGGCCTGGGCCTGACGACCGAAGCGCCGACGACTAAGAAGACACTGCTGGGCCAGTAGCATGGATGATCCGCGCGCGACCGCGCTGCTGAAGCGCTACAGCACGTTGCAGACGCAGCGCCAGCATTGGGAAACGCACTGGCAGGAGGTCGCTGATTACACCTGCCCGCGCAAGGCCGACGTCACCAAGAAGCGCACCGGCGGAGACAAGCGTACCGAGCTGCTCTTTGACGGCACGGCTGTCCACGCGGCCGAGCTGATGGCGGCCAGCCTGCACGGCATGCTGACGAATCCCAGCACGCCTTGGTTCGACCTCCGCTAC